CTGCCTGCAGCAGTGGCGTGAACCGGGGAGCGGTGGCTGCAACGCCGGAGCCGCCCCACTCGAATGTCACCGTGACGGCGACGTGCTCATTGGTCAGCGGCTGGCGGTCGGCGCCTAGGTAGCCCTTGATCAGGGCCCGCTCTACGCGAGTACCGGTGATCGGGTTGATTTCCAGGCTGACGATCTTCACCGCGTCGGTGTTGGCGATCGAGCTGGCCAGGGTGCCGTAGCTGGTCTCGGCCTTGACCAGCGCGAAGCTGTTGCGAATCAGGAGTGCTGTCATCAGTCCTTGGCCTTCGGCGCGGGTTGGGGCTTGGCGGGCTCAGGCTTGGGCGCCTCAGCAGCGGGCACCATCTGGCCGCTGGGGAGCATCACGAACTCCCCAGACAGGCCGTGGTGCTCATAGTGTTGGTCGGCCGCCATGGTTGGGGGTGAGCTTCCGTAGGTTCAGCCTATGGAGCCGCGTTGATCGCGTCGTCGCGGGTGCGATAGCGGATCAGGAAGCGGTGCTGCATCCAGCCGGCAGTGGCGTCGGCCTGCTCATATTCCGGCCGCCAGCCATCGGGCTGCACGTCATGGGCCAGGCCGCCAAGGGTGCGATCGCTCATCATCCTGCTGTGCACGTCTACGCCGATAGGGTCGGCCAGCTGGTCGGGCACGTCGCCGCGAACGTAGATTTCGATCAGCACCGGCAGCGCCTGATCGAGCCGGCCCAGGCTGGCGCCCGTGGTGCGCGGGGCGTTCACCGGGTTGTCCTCGCCGGGGCTGACGATCAGCGCCGGGGCCTCCGACCTGGAGAGCGCCTGCACCCGGCTGCGGTAGATCCTGACGCCGACCTGCACCGTGCCGGGCAGGGTGACAGTGGCGATGTGATCGAGGATCCTTTCGCGAACGCTGGGGGTGGTCATGGGGTGGGGTGGGGCGTTTTAGTCGAGGGACACTACGAGGGGGTTAAACGGTCGGCGCGGCGGTCTTGTAGGGGTGGTCGGCGGGGAGGTTGGCGGTTAGGCCCCATTTGTGGGCTAGGTAGCCTTCGATGCGTTCATGAGTTGCAGTTGTGTCAATTTGAGGCAATACAACCACTTCAGGAACTTCACCGTTGAAGCCACGTCCATTATCTTCCCCAACTTGATCTCGCCCAACTGACCAAACAAAAGAGATGTTTGACGCTGCAGGATACACGGCTCCCAAAATTAACGCGGTATTAGCCGAGTAAGTGTGAAAGTTTTGACTTGCTGAAAATGTTTGTATTGGCGTGCCGTTAATGCGTCCTATGGTATTAGCAATGTTAGAAGTAACTGTGTTTTGATTGTTTGGCGCTGGAGCGGATCTAAAGCCTTCAAGGCCTTGATTCCTAGATTGAAATACAGAAGCAAAAGCTTGCTGGCTAGATGCTGGTTTTAGAACAATAAAAATACTACCTCTGTTTGCCGTGTAAGCAGCAGAACTGCGCAGCTCCTTTATGCTTCCACTTAAGGTTGATGTTTGAGTAAAAAGAATAGTATTAAGAGAATTAACCGATGTAGTCGCAACTACTGGGCGATTGCCTGCGGTGCCCTGAGATACATGCCTACTGTTTCCGCTCTTGTCATTCCACTGGCTCACCGCACCACTCACCGTCGTCACAGTGCTGGCATCCGCCGCATCCAGCCACAGCGCCGTGGTGATGGCGGCAGGGGTCCAGAGTGCCGATGCAATTCTCCGTCTCTGAACAATCAGCATCCGATTCCCTCCTGCATAAGGCCCCCTGCGCCACTCATGCTGGCAGCTCATTGATCCATCCGGCAGAGAGGTCAAACGGCTGGCCTGCCTCGATCTGCTGGCGCAGTTCTTTCGCCCGCTCTATGTTGCCGTAGCCCGCCTCGATCAGCGCCTGATGCCGCTGCAGCAGGTCGATCATGGTGGCCGTTGCCGTGCCCTCCTGATCGCGCCGTATGGCCTCATCCAGCAGCACGGCCATCATCGGATCTTCGTTGCTCGGATACAGCCGGGCGTTGGCCTGTAGCCTCGCGGCCTCCACCTGATTGAGCAGCTCGTCATCTGGCCGGCGCAGCACCTCCAACGTCTCTTCCCATGTCCCAGCAGGGCCGCCGACCTTGGGGTTCGGATAGTCCACAGGCCCCCAGCGGGCCCGCTCGTAGAAAATCTGAGAGTCGTACTCGCGCACCTGAGGTTCGCGCCTCAGGTAGAACTTGATCTGGGTGCCGTCGTAGGGCAGACCGAAAAGGTTGGGCCACCTGGCGCCGGCTGGGTTTGTGGGTACATCGCCCCTCATCGGCACAAACAGATCGACGCTTTGGCCCTCGCGGGAGCCCTGTTCGTCGTAGTACCGAATGCCGGTGTCGAGATTGGTCTTGATGGTGTCAGTCATGGTTAGATAGCAGAACGGGTAAACAGAAATTGAGCGAAGAGGCCTTGGGCGCCAGTGCCCACGCCGATCAGATCGACGCCGATCCGATCACCAGCGGTGAATGTTCCGCCGGTAATGTTGGCCGACACGTCAACCAGGCTGGCGCCTGATGCCAGCGTGGCATTGCCCGTCAGCACGCTCGTCTTCACGCCCGCCGCCGTTCGGCGGTAGGCGTTGAACGTCGTACTGCTGCTGCCGGTGGTGTCGATGTGAGAGCCAAACCGCACGGCCGTCAGAGTGAAGCTGCCAGACGGTACTGGCACCGGCACCTCGGCATAGTTGGTGCCAGCCGTTGCGGTCTCGCCACGGTTGCTGATCACCAGTATTAGGCCGTCACCGAGAGGCCCCAGGTCGGCGTATGTGCTAGGGATCGACGGCAACCCCAACAGGCTGCCGTAAGCGATCTGTGCCCCGTCGCCGCCGTCGTGGTTGTGGCTGTTGCCGTTCGTGACGCCTTGCGCTGCGGGGGCGAAGTCCGTGCTAGCTGCTGCTGCTGCCGTGCCCAGGGTGGGCAGGCCTAAGAGATCGCCATAGGCCCCAGTGAATCCCACCCGAGCCATCTCCGGGCCGATCCCCACCACGATCGTGCCGGTGTTGGACTGCACCCGCGCCACAACGCCGATGCGCTGCACGATGCCACTGGCCGGGAGCGTGGCCACCAGTGCGCCAGCAGCGCCGACGTACAGCTCGGCGCCCAACGTATAGGCCGCCGTGTTTATCGGCCTCAGCTCGCCCAGTACCACGGCGTCGCCATCGCCGTTGTTGGCAAGGGTGGCCTCCAGCACGGCGATCGCTGGCATTTTGAGCGGGTCGGTCGGGTCGCAGGCCGCCACTGTGATCCGATCGGTGTCGCCCACGCTGCCGGTCGCATAGACCGCCGTGCCCGCCGCTAGGGGGCCGCCGCTGGTGTTTCTGACGTGAACGTAAAAGTTGCCGGCGATGCTGCCATGGATGTGTGGGATGGCAACCGGCGCCGTGCCGGTGATCGTCAGGCCGGTAAATGATGGGCTGTCAGCCGTGCCCAGGCCCAGCAGCGTGCGCTGTGCGGCCGCGTCGAGGGCCTCCACCATGGCGCGGCCTGCCGCGGTGCTGGCGCTGGTCCACCATGCCGCGATGGCCTGCCGCACCCGTTGCGCCGTAAACGCCCGCCGAGTCGTCGCGGTGCCGGCCTCGGCCTCGGCCTGCTCAATGGTGGCGGCGGTCCACTCGCGGGCGTCGCTCAGCCGGGCATCGCTCAGCCCCACATAGGCCGCGTTGGCCTCGGCGGCAGTCAGGTAGCCAGGATGGGGGTCGGCTGCTGCCTCATGCGCTCCGATTGCCGCTGCCACCTCCGAGTCTCTGGCGATCCCTGCAGGGATGTCCGAATCGCTCAGCGCCGTGGCCGATTGCCGGTATCGGCCGTCGCCCTCCGCTTGGGTCAAGTATTGAGAGTGGGGATCGGCTGCTGCCTCATGCGCTCCGATTGCCGCTGTCACCTCACTGTCCCTGGCGATGCCTGCAGGGATGTCGCCATCGGTCAGGGCAGTGGCTGATTGCCTGTATCGAGAGTCTCCTTCGGCCTGGGTCAGGTAGCCGGGATGGGGGTCTGCTGCTGCTACGTGAGCGGCGACCGCACTGCCAATCGCCGCGCCGGCCAGATTCGCAATATCTTGGGTGGTGGCGTCCTTCGTCGCCCCAGCCTGATCCATCGGCACCCGCTCAGTTCCATCGAGCGGGGTCGTGGCGTTCGGTAGGCCTGTAATCGTGGTTTCAGCCATACCTACAGAATGCGGAGCTGTCTGTTGTCGAGGGTCGTGAGCCGCAGGCCGCTCAGCGTCACCAGGTAGGTGGCCACGGCCTCAATCTTCTCCAGCACCATCACGCAGAACCGGCCATCAGCCAGCTTCAGCGGTTCGTGCTGCAGCTTGTACGTCAATCCCTCGTGCTGCACCTGGTCGCCATACTGCAACTCGCCAAACTGATCGGTCCTGGCGGTGATCGCATAGTCCACCGTCACCACCTGATCATTCATAATGATCTGGCTGGCGCGGTCCATGATGCCCAAACCAACAACGGCCCCAGCAGTGACGCTGGAGCCGAAGTCAGCCAGCAGGAAATCATCGGGGATTTCCTGGATCATGGTCAGACCGCGTAACGGGCGCCGCCGACTGCCACGCAGGTGACGGTAGCGGAGAAGCTGCCGGTTTCGTCGGTGAAGGCCAGCCGCACGAACTTGCCCACTTGGCTGCGGGGAATTGACAGCTTCTGCAGGGCGGCAGTGCTGCCCAGGTCGGTGAATGCACCACCCGGCACATCCGTAGCATCGCTGCCATCGGAAGCGTTGCCAGACTGCACTTTCACCTTGATCGCGGTGCTGGAGGCGCTGGCGGCGGCATACAGCAGCAGCAGCAGATCGCCGTCAACGCTGCTCACGTCCACCGCAGTGGTGTTGCCCGCGGCGTCGCGGGTGGCAGGAGCCAGGATGGTGAATGCCTGGAGTTGCTCCAGGGCTCTGAGTTCAATGGCCATTGGTTAATCCTCCGGGGTGGGGTCAGGGGTGGAAGTCTTTGCAGAGCGCCGCAGCTTGGGTGGGCAGGCCGGGGCGGGCTCAGGCTCGGGCTCTGGCGCCAGCGACGCCATGCCCAGCGCCAGCAGCTCGTTGGCGACGCCTTGCGGAAGGTCAGCCACCTCACCCATGGAGAGGTGGCGACCGTCTGCTCTGCAGTTCGAGAGAATCTGCAGCCTCATAATCAGGTGCCCAGAGCGAAGGACTGCGGGCGGCGCACTGCTACGTCAAAGTCCTGATGGACATTCAGGATCGTCTGGCCAGATGCCGCCTGGGTGACCGAATCCACGATTAGATCGAGCCCAGACCACATGCCCACCACGCAATCGGCAAAATTACCGAAGAGTACGTCGTTGAGCTGCATCTGGTTGCTTACCACTACCGGGTAGCCGTTCACTTGGCCGGCGTCGGTCATGATGTAGTCGGAGCCAGCGGCGGAGGCCCGCAAGGTCTGCTTGAGAGCGCCCTTCACCACGCTATTCATGATGTAGCGCATCGAACCGTCGTCGAGGTTGTCGATCGCCAGTTCGGTCTCCAGGTCCACGTAGTTGTCCCACTCGCCGCAAGTCAGGCTGGTAGGAGCGCCACCCAGGCTGACGGGGAACGCCTTGCTTTTGCCGTTGGTTAGCGTCACCGAGCCGATGCCGGTGGTGTTGATGATGCCCAGCGGCTGGCCGTTGGACCCAGTGCCGTAACCGATGGTGGAATCCATGCCCAAGGCAACGGACTCGGCCATGTCAAGGCGCACCAAGTTGTCGATATCGGGAGAGCTTTGGAGCATCATCCGCCGGCTGATGGGCACGCGCACCCCGATGGTGCGGGGGATCATGTTCACCAAGCCGAACGTCAGCTTGCTGTTGGGCACGTCAGCGTTCTCGCCGACAAAGTAGTACTGGCTGGAGCTGAGCTTCTTGGGGATCTCAACGTTGCCCTCCAGGCCGGAGAGCATGGTCAGGCCGCTGTTCAGGAAGGCGCTGCGGTTGCGGATCAGATCAATGAACTGTGCATCCAGCCGGTCAGTGCCGACCAGTGCGCCACCGTCGCCGAAGGTGCCGACCACCTGGCCGGGGGTCTCAGCGGCGCGGGAAACACCCAGCACCTCC